GGTGGCCTTGCCTGTGCCTTCGCCTCCATCCGTATCGGCATCCCAATTCTGATGACTGGCGCCTTCGCCGCCGCCGTACCTTTCATTATCGATTCTCCCTACTTTGAGTACATCGCTGGAGTCACGCTCGTTGCCGTCTGCGGCCTGGGCATCTACTGGCTGTTCGACAAGGTTAGGGACTCCGTCAAAAACGATGTCCCCCCCTCCCCCAGCGAGTAACCCAGACGACTACCAACAGGTGGTCAAGGATGGGGTGATTGCCTCTGCCCTAGGCTCGGCCGCAATGGTGGCCCGCCTCCTCCTCAGTACCGAGCCAGTCTCCCTGGGCTGGGTCATCCGACGGATCTTCGCCGCCGCCATCACGGCGGCCTTCGTGGGCTGGGCGGTGACCGAGCATATCCAATCCGTCCCCCTGCGCTTCGCCGCCGTGGGCGCATCTGGCTACGCCGCCCCAGAAGTGCTGGACTACCTTTTGAAGTACATTCACGCTAGAGGCCAGAAAGAGATAGTCGCCGTAAAGAAGGGAGTTCCCAATGCAAAAAGAAAGCCCGCCAAGAAGCGTCGATAACAATCTGCTGATCGCCGCAGGGATTATCCTAGGCATCGCGGCTCTCTGCTCGGTCTACACCGGGATGGTGGTCACCGCAGTCCTCAACGCCTTTGAGTCAACCGAGGCGATGGTTATGCTGATCACCGATTCGGGTATCAAGTCCGATGACCTAAAGACCGAGCGTCAGTTGTCCGAAGCGACCCTTGCCCTTCGCGCTTCCCGCGACATCGCCGTTGCCCTGGGCGTAGCCTCTCTGATGATGGGCGTGGCTCTGGCTTGGCGCGTCTGGGGGCAAAAGGTGAATAGGTAGACACCAACCAGTCTATCAAAGCGCCTTGGCGGGTGGTTTTTGTCATTATGAGAGGGCAGTCCCGGTGTAAAACAGGGCGGCTCCCACCTTTTTGGGGCTTAGGATGCCATTGGTGACCATAGCCTTGATGAGGGCGGCGGCTTGATCTTGGTCAAGGCCGTAGTCCGTTTCCAGTTCCTTGAGCATAGCCCCCCTGGAGGTGCAGGGCTTGGAGGCGAAGTGAGCGTACTGCTCCCCGACCTTGAGGAGTTCAAACTTGGAGGACAGCGGCGCAACCTCCCACAGCACCTTGCCCTCGGCGTGGCGCAACTTGATGGACAGGGTAGGCTTGCCGTCGGGCATCCGCATCCCGGCCAACTTGCCGCGCTTGGTGAGGTTGAAGGAGAAGATCGGGTAGTCCTTGGACTCCCGACGGACATTTATAATCGCCCTTGCCCAGTTTACGAGTTCTGAACTTCCCAGTCCAGAATATGCCATATCGCTGATGGTCTGGCCTTCCGTGACCTCCTTTGGCTTGGGCTTACCTTCGTGGTGGGTGAAGACAATGATGCACCCGGTGTCCTTGAGAATAGGCTGGATAAGGTTACGGAGAAAGTGCGAGGCCACCTCCTGCTTGGAAAGATCCCCTCCTACATACGAAAGAAGCGGATCGCAGAAGATGACATCAAGTTGCATCCGAACCACAATCTTACGGACGAGGTCAGCGAAGTCCTTGCCTGTCTTGGTGGTCTCGGTGAAGAAGCGGAGGTTCTCGCGCAGGAGCGCCTTGTCCTCCCTAGACAGGTTCATCGCCGAGGTCACCCCTTGGTAGGACTCGGCCAAGTCGCCGACATCGCACTCAGCCTGGATGACGCCCACCTTGAGCGCTCGCTTGACTGGGATGCCGAACAACTCGCGGCCGAGCGCCCAAGAGCAAGCCGTCTGCATCGTGAAGGAGGACTTACCGATACCAGACTGCCCGGTGATGAGGAGGGAGCCACCCTTGCACAGCCAGCGGCCGTGGCCGATCATGTGGTTCGGGTCGTGCTGGGTATCGTAGGTCTCCAGGAAGTCGGTACGGAGTTCGTCGGGGAGGTCTTGTCCGTCCTTCCAGATAACCCAAGAGTCCCAGTCTTCGGCGCCAACCTTGAGCGCCAGAACCTTCTGCTCCTTCTCTCCGCGCATCACGCCGCCCAGGCGAGACCATCGGGAAGGGTTCTTGTTCTGCGGGTCTGGTTCGTGGTCGGTGAGGAAGTCATACACAGTATTACGACGCTCCTCCCATTGCTCCTTGGTCTCGGCATCCACCTTCACCCATGCGTGGACGGACTTGCCACCAGACTCGATGAGCGCCGTAATGGGTAGGTTGGACTGGTGGAAAATGGCGATCTGTTCGTCCCGGCTCTTCTTGTCGAACTCGACCAGCACATGGCGGTAGGACGAGACGGAGTTGTCCGTGCCATTGAAGTCATCCACCTTGAAAGGATTGATGCGAATCCAGGCGCCCTGCTCGGACTGCTGGTAGTGCTTCTTGCCCTTGGCGTCTGGGCTGAAGAAGCGGGCGATCCACTCGGCTCGCGTAAGGAAGTTTCCCTTGGAGGCCGGGAAGTACTTGCCGTCCTCATTCTGCCCAGCCTCGTTGGTGATGCAGACCACCTCGTCATCCTTGAAGGCGGCGAGCAGGAGGTCGGCCGTTCCGATAGGTACTGAGCCAAAGGCAATCTCGGCCACGCGCTTCGGGTCAAACATCATTCGGCCATTGGAGCCGACGGCGCGCTCGGTCTTGCCGAGCCAACCCTTCGGGCGTTCGTGCGGCTTCACATAGGCGTCATTCAACTTGTGGCGCAGATCCTTCTCGCCCCAGGGCGGGGCGCAATGCGAGAGGTTCCACTCCTGGAGCAGAGACCACGCATCGTCCCAACCCAGTTCAAATCCGTGGGCGAGGATGCTGGCCGCCCGGTAGGTGGCAGGGTGTCCACCCTGTCCAGAAACGGCGGGAGGTAGTTTGGCAAGGTAGGCTCTCGCCCCCTTGACTCGGTCTTGGGCTGTCATCGTGGCTACTCGTAGTAGTTGATCACTAATGGCAGACAAGCGATATTAAAATCAATCCAGTCCCTAGCCATATCCTCGTCCCAAGTTTTATTGGTGTTGAGAAGAATTTTGACCAGGTCGTGAAAACTGTAGATGAGCATCCCATTCGGCATCTTGCCTACGATGGCTTTGTCGAAGTCCTTGCGAGGCTCAAGCCTCGCTCGTTCTTTCGCCAGTTTTGTTTTTCGCTTCATCGTGAATTGCTTCAACCATTGCGATGCGCTCGCCGATCCACTTGGCGCAAGGCACGGCCCAAGAGTTACCAATGGCCTTGTATCGAGGGCCAGCGGGGCAGGCGTCAGCAGACTTGCCCTTCCAAGGGATCTTGGTGTGGTCATCCGGGAAGCCCTGGAGTCGCTCGCATTCCCGCTCTGTGAGTCTTCGGACAAGCATCTCGTAATTGCTGGCCTGCGCTACCTTGGTGATCTCATCAATGGCCTCGTCCGAGCATCCACCGCGAGAACCTTTTGCAGTAGTAAGCGCAGAGGTCACAATCGGGTTATGGATGGTAAGCGGGCCATTGTCTCCCCCCTTATTGTCAGAGGTGATAGATGGGCAAACCGAGCGCTCCTTAACCTTATCGCAAAGTCTAAGGTCGCTGGTACGGACAATTACAGGTTGGGCCACGGCTTGGCAATGAGACTTGGTGATGGCAAACTGGGGGTCTCCCGGCTCACCAACAGTATTACCCCAAGAGGTGGAACTCGGAGACATATTCTCCGTGTTGATAGGGATAGGCTGGCCTACGGCGTGTGGCCCCTTGGCAACCAAGGTGACCATCTGCTCGCCCTCCTTGATGTGCGGGTCATACTGGGCGTTCTCGCCCTGGTTGAACGCCGCACGATCAAGGACAACAGGCTCGGGAACGAGTACGGCCGGGAAGCGGTTCTTCTCGGGCATCGTCTGGCCCTTCGCCAGGACGGCGTCGAGCGTCTGGGTTACTTGTCCTCCGTCCCAGAAACATCCTGCGCCACCTTCTTCTCCAGCGCCCTTCTGAGCATTTCGGGGAGAGGCTTGCCGCGAGCCGATGCCCTGCGAAGGATTCCAGCGCAGGCTTTCGCGGTCAAAAAGTACTGCGGCGGGAGATCGCCAGTCTCCAGCACCTGTGACAGGGTCGCGGTAGCCGCATAGCCAGACTCGTCTCCTTCGCTGTGCCACCCCGAAGTGTTGAGCGTCAAGGATGCGGTATGACCACCCATACCCGATGTCCCCCAGCGCCGTGAGGAGGGCCGCAAAGTCTGACCCTGCTCCTCGCTCCCCTCCAGATGTAAGGACGCCGGGGACATTTTCCCAAATGAACCACTTGGGTTTAAGAAATTCAACAAGTCCAAGGGTGACGAGGGCCAGGTTGCCGCGAGGGTCATCCAGTCCTTTTCTGAGACCGGCGGTACTGAATGCTTGGCAGGGGCTTCCAGCGCAAACAAGGTCAACTGAGCCTGGGGTGAGTCCCCAGTCTTTCCATTTTGTGATGTCGCCATAGTTGGGTGTGTTGGGAAAGTGATGCTTGAGTACGGCCGAAGGGAACGGCTCGATCTCGGAGAAGCCAACAGGCTCCCAGCCGAGTGATTTCCAGGCTACGCTAGCGGCTTCGATACCGCTGAACAGCGAGAGATATTTGAGTTTCTTCTGAGTCATGGGTGGCTTGTTGAATGGGTATGTGTAAGATCCGTTTCCCTGTCCAGAGAAAAGATACTGGTCTTGCGTGGAGATGACTGTGAAGGCTTTGTCCTCGCTTCCAAGGTATCCCTTCCCGGCCATCTTGCCGATGTTGGTGGAACCGCGAGAGCCGTCTTCACGCTCAACGCCGCCCCTGATCTTAAAGCAGATGGGTTTCATTTGGTGGCTCTGTAGTAGCCCACCCTGCGGTAGTCGCCTTTGATTGCAACACGAAAAAACTTTCGTTCCATGATTCCTTTTTTGACGGCAAGGTTAAGCGCGTTCCTAGTAGAAGTGCGAGCAATGCCCCACTTCTTCTCCCACTCCTTGGCATTATAGAAGTTTGGCGGGATCTTATCAACCTCAGACAACCTCTCCTGGTGGATGAGGTCTAGAAGCCTTTGCGCTTCTGATTTGGGAGGTGCCATTGTTCGCCGTTGTCGTGGGTGTGGAGCGTCGGGTGAAGCGAGTTATCGTCGTACTCACCAAAGACGAATCCTTGGCTCCAGCCAAGCGTAGAACGCCGGGTGTTAGCGTAATCCATAGCCCCCCTGCGGGTGAGTGTTCCAACGCTGATGCCTATCGGCGAATCGATACGACGGCCAACCTGTTGCATCGTCTTGTGGGTATGGGCAAAGATCACATTGCCATACATCTCGGCCATGTCGCGGGCAGAGTTCTCGTTGTAGATTGTGCCGTGCGTAAAGGTATAGTTGCCCAACTTGTAGACTTGCCATACCCCGGTGTAGGGGATGTACATGGCGTCTTGTTTTAAACAGGTAGCCTGGATGGCCTCCAGGGAGGTCTCGGCCGCTCGTACCCTAAGTTGATTGCTTGATCTAAGGTCGCGGCGTAGGCGGGCTTCGTGGTTGCCTTCAATGACAACCTTGGCGCCTAGTTCACGGATGAAATCCAGGCCGCCGTCTAGGTCTGGCTTGATGGCATCACCCTCTCCGTTCGCCGACCCCATGTGAGCGGACATATCCGTGAAGTCACCTAGGTGGATGACAGTATGGGGGCGGTATTCCTTCTTGAACGCAAGGACGGCGGCTACGGCCTTTGGGTCTGCATAGATGCCGTGGGAACAACCCACAGCCATAAACCGCCGCCAGCCAGAGCCTTGCGTGATGGACTTCATACCTTGGCCTTGAGTCTAGCCTTCTTGAACGCCCGGTAGCGCTTCTGGTATGTTCGCTGGTAAGCGTTCTTGTGAATAACCTTGGTAATATCGTGAATAGCCTGGGCGGCTTTAAGGCTCATCATCACGAAGGAGTGATTGCCCTTCTTCGCCGCCATGATCGCCCTCCCTAGGGCTGGCAATCCGTCGGTCTTTCGGTGCGATACGGCGCTCTCCCGGCTTGGGTTCGGGGCAGATGAAGGTTGGGACATTAATAAGTTCCTCGGCCTTTTCTAGGCTTATCCCTAACGATTTCGCCCTTTCCTCCAGGTCTGGAAGGTTTTCCTTTGTTATCCTTTTGAATCGTGGCTTGGTCACGCTTGGGATTGGAAAGACCTTCCTGGAGGACTTCAATCTTCTTCTGGAAGCCGATGCGGGTGTCGGCCAGCGCCTCGGCGAGGGAGATCATCCGATGCTCGGAAAACTTCAGTTCGGCCTTGAGGCGCTCGTTCTCGGCCTCCAGGACAAGGATCTTCTCAAAGAGGTCTTGGTACATTTCGCTCACAACTGCTTGCCCTCCTTGGCGGCGTTCCAATCTGCCTCTAACTTCTTGCGGCGTTCGTAAGGCACTTCCCAATCGACCATGTCAACCATCGCATCCCCGGCCTTGGTCAGCCGCTCGACCTGTTCCTTGAGGCGGGCGTTCTCGGCAATAGTATCATCGAACAATGCTCGGTTGAACTGTGCGTGTAGTTCACTCACATCGACACGGAGGCTTGCCAGACGATACCGCTCGGCTTCGGCCTTGAGTTCGGC